GTGTTACATAGTGGAGACAATAAAAAAGAGGGGATATACCCCTCTCACTCATGCAAACTCGCTGAATGTGTAACCGTTGACGAAATCATTCACGACTTTGTTGTCACGAACGAACCACTGAAAGTCCTTTTGAAATACACCATCAGTGAATGCATTACAGAACTCGTTGATGATAGCATTCAAACGAGACTTGGTGGTGTTAGACTGCCAACCTCCATCAAATACAGTGACAAAATCATCACCAACCTTTGCAATCAAGTTGCCATGCAAACGCACTTCAGAAACACCATCGGTGGTGCTAACAGATGTGTTTGCTTTAGACCAGTTGGCGTTCGCTGTGATGGCGGCGTTCATCTGGGTTTCGATCTTACGCATGATTGGTGTCGGTTGTTTGACTTGTTAATACAATACAGGAACGGGAGGAGATTGCAACCCCTACCGTGCCACCTTGTCAACCGTCACACGGCAACCCTCGATTTCACTTATGTTATGGGCAACAATCATAGCAGCTCCATAGTTATCAACCAGTGTACGTTGATTTACATCCTGTGTGCGATGTTTGGTCACTATGTAACCCCTACGTGTTGATGGGGTAGTGATGACTCTCATTTGAAAATGTTTCAACTGTGTATACACTACATGATCCACATCAAAATGCAAGTAATAGTAGACAGTTCAACTAGTGTCCACTACCTATTGACAATTCAGTCGAATTCATCGTAGTTTCTGAACTTGGCAGATCGTTTCGCTCTGCTTTTGAATCTCTTGGCATTCTTAACATCATATCCAAAGTGTTCATAATCATCTTCAATCTGAAGTTCTTTGTGATTACTATCTGGATTGTACTTACGATTGTTTTTCATTGTTATTAGTCAGTAATAGCAATTATAGAGTAATTATTTAGAATTATCCTTGTTTTCAATGATATTCTTGTGTTTTAGACTAGTTGATACAAATTTACCAACACTTTCTTTGTTATTGATACAATTAGTGAGTGATTCTACCCATTTTGTATCATTTATAGTGTAATTATACTCTTTTTCAGATGATTTGAACACAATACATAGACTATCTTCATTGGTAGTTAAACTAAAGATAGCAGAAGATTCAAAATCTTTAAATTCCATTTTTTTGATTAATTGAGTTTTCTGAAAAAGTCAAAAAACTGACTTTTTGCCTTTTCCATGTTTCTATAATAACCGAGAAACGCCAATTTGTCAAGGGTCTCGGGGTCACTTCGCAGGCTGTCACAAGGCTCGTTGACTTTCGAGTGCTGGGGCGCTAAACCAACTACAACCCCGCACATTACCTATGTTTTTTAATACATTTAGTTTTCCACAGGTTTTTCCACAGGTTGTTAAGAAAGTATCAAATTGTGTCGTTAATAACCCTGATGGCTACTATGGAGTGCCTTCGCGGCGTATCTCCAGTATTTCAGGCTTATTTAACAACTTCTCTTCATGCACTGAATGTATGTGTTGTCCTCTCTTCATCATCTTAAGTGATGCTTCTTGTGCTGATTCGAGTGTAAAATAGACTGCCTTTGTCCTTGTACTATGTGTATGGTTATAGTATGTGTGATCATACTCAACAACATAGTATTTGGTTGGTGCTTTATGTCTATAGTTCAAGAGGAGAGTTTATGTATTTTGTATTCAATCTTCTGAATAATATGTTGATGTGATACTGATGGATGATCTACCTGTTCACCTCTTGCCTTTGCATAGGATGATGATTGATTTAGAATAGACTGAAGATACTTAAGTTCTTCTAGATTGAATTGCATTGTAGTTCTTCCTTGTAATACTTTATTCCATGGTGCATACAATGGTCCATCATAATTCATTTACCTACACCATAATCAGGTGCCTGTTGTTCTAGTTGTTGAATTGCCTTACGTGTTTGTTCATTCTCTTCCCATTCCCACTTGTCACCTTTACTATTAGTAAATTGTTTTGTTGTCTTCTTAAGTTTCATTGGAAGAAGTCCTCTAGGGTGGAGAATAGTTGACGTTTAGGTTTCTTGTAATTAGATTTGAATGTGTGAGTATGCTCGGGGAAGATATCAATACGTGAGTTCTTCTTGTTGAGTTTGTATCTAATGAGGTGTTTGTTTAAATGATGTTCACATTCAAACATAGCAATGATCTTATCATTATGATAGATCCATTCAAGTCTGTATGGGAAGTGTTTGGCATGTGTAGGCCAATCAGTAATGTTCTTCCGCCGATCCGTAATCTTCAAGATCTTCGGAGAGGCTTTGGATTTTCTTTTTGTAGTAGAGGGCTTCGAGTTCTTCTTCATTGTAGTATACAATCAGGTCATCATCATCAGCATGATCAGGATGCATCCACTCATAGAACTCATCAGCAATTGCGAAAGCATCTTCCATACGATCTTTACGTATGAGAAACTTGAATCGTCGTAGTCTATTCTCCATGATGGTGTCCATCTGTCTGGAGAGTTGTTCAGCCGTTGCTTTGTTCATGAGTCGTGGTGAGTTCATTCTTGAGGTGATCATACTGTACGAAAGTATGATTGGGTGGCAATGCTTTCATGAGAGCAGCAGCAAACTCTGCAGGATAATGACCATGATAACGCCAGAACAGTTGATACTCTCGATCAGAGATATCAAGACGTGGTTTGACCTTCAGTTCTTCGGTGATGGGTTCTAGTAGTTCTAGAACATGTTCAGTGACGAGATTCATTTGGTATACATGTAAGTGTTGTTGTACGTGACTAGGAAGTCATATGCTGCCTTGTACATTTTATACTCTTCAGGGAGCATATCTTCCCAATCAAGAGTATCATGACTATCCCAGTCAATTGTACCATCAACATCAACAAGATAGGTTGATGCTGTACCGTGTTCTAACATGATTGCCTCGCCATTCAAGACGACATACATCGAATCGGATTCCATCGTGCTCATGAGGTGAACTGAAGTGAGTATACTATGTATTGAGTTGTTTGTCAACGCTTGTAAAGATATCCACCTGCCCAGTCAGCATGCTCAAACATCCAATTGCGTTGTGAAATGATCAGCATATTGAATCGTACTCCCTTGGCAGGTGACTTGAATGATGCTGGCTTGTATACTTCACCAGTCTTACGATCAACAAATGCATGTACTGATTTAGTACCACCAGTCGTCATAATGATCTTGTGATACTTACGTCCACTGTCAACAGTAAACTCATAACCACAATTACCATCTTGTAAATCTGCAATGCATGCAGCATGATACTCTGGACGATCAGATGATGGCATCAAGAACTCTTGACGACGTATTGCCTCACTAATATAATTAGATAGCAATGCATCACATAACTCAAAGCAATACTTGGTGATATTGAGTTGAATTGTGTTCTGTGCATCACGTTGAGCACAATAGTCTGAAAACTCTTTGTTCAATGGTGTGGTGGTCATGAGTGCCTTGCTGATGTGTTTAGTATAATGGATGGAGAGCGTCAGACCATACGAACTGTGACACTATGAGTACCGTCCTTATTCAGTTGACGGCATAGCAGGTCACTGTGTATGCTACGTGCCAACTGCTGATCAAGCGTCTCATAACATACCTCACCCTCTTCAGGAGTGACAGCAGTGACCTTGTAGTATTCAGAGCAGAGCATGGTGTGTTCCTTTGACTCTCTTAATATACAGCCCTATGGGGTCACTGTCAAGCGTTCTCACCAGTTCTTGAACTGTCACCCATGATTGTCCATGAACTCATCCAGTGTGTAACCTTCACCAGTTGATGTTTCTTCTACCAATTCTTCCACAGTGAGTAACTCTAACTTCAGACGATACTCCTCTGGTGTGTCATCATCAGGATCGTAATCATCATGACAAAGATAGTCCCACTCATGCACGAGTGCATCAATCAGTTGTTCCTTGCTGTACGTTAGTGTCATCTGTTTCAATTGGTTGAATCATTTCAGGGTTATCACCCTGTTGTGATGGTAGTGGTGCGACTGATGGTGTGTATGGACTACGATCACGGTTCTTAATCACAATGAATGCATCATGATTATACTTTACCTCACCAAGTGGTGTTGACCACTTCTTATTGTATCCTTCAGGTTGATCAATACCTGATGTCTGACTACCTGAAATTGTAATCTCAATGTCATCATCAAGTTCCCAATTCAACTTCTCAAACATTGATAGGATTAACCTCTCCAATGGTGATTGCCTATGTACTGTAGGATCATCATAGAGTCCAGGAGTACGATACTGATTCACATCATCTTCTACATTCATGGGCTTACATATGATTTGAGTAATGGCATTGCACTGTATGCCGTGGTGTTATTTAACGACACCTCTTTACCTACCTTATTTGAGTTGATGGGGGCATGGTAAGTGTGCGTAGTGCTTCTCTTCGTTCGCTTGAACTTGACGAATCCCCAGATGGTACGAATAGGACTATCAGTGCTATAAGAATAACTTTGAGTGTTACAAAGCCATATAGCAACCACATTAGATTTGAAATCTTCACATTCATAATAATAATGCTCGGGTGCTGTGTATGGGAAATCAGTTGGTAATGTCATACAGCATCTAATACTAACAACAACTCATAGCCTGACTCACAGTCATCTAACCAGTGAAGATATGCTGCCCATTGTTGTACGTTCACTGTCATTTTGTTTTCTGAATGGTTGAGTTGTAGTAGTTCATCATCTGTGTATCACGATGAGCAAGGAACATCAAATAAGATGACATTGCAAAGATCGTGATCACAAATGCGAGTGAGTATTGAATGAGGTTTGACTTACTCATAGGTTTGTAAGGGTGGGCAACTGTTTGTCGTTGCCTCTTACGGTTTTACCCTCGACTCAACCTACTGCCATTGGACGATACTCTGAACGTGGCATTTGTGACATGTTGTATCCATTAACTGTAGCACCGTTAGCGATACGCTCTTCCCACTCATTACGTGCTGTGAGCATGGTGACAGTGCTGTAGGACTTGAGACCGTTAGCATTCCAGGTGACACGCTTCTGGAAACGCTTGACAATCACATCATCACCTTCAGCGATGAATGCCTCGGGAAAGAAGTCAACAGTGCAGACGTTGTTTGTGAGTTGCATGGTGTGGGGTGTTTGGTTGATGAATTAAGTATAGGGCATCTGGTGCCCTGTGGGTCAGTTAGTGGGCACTTCCTCTGCTGGCACACGGGAGACAGTGAAACTCTTGATCTCATAGGCTCTCCATGCATCACATGCCTCTTGCACCATACGCTCGAACTGCCTCTCCATGCCCTTGTGAGTCGTACACTTGCCACACTTGCGGAAGTACGTGATAGGGTGCTGTGGTGACGCGAGAGGCTTGACCACGATCTTGTAGTGAGAGTGCTTGACTGCTGTGACTGTCATGGGTGCCTTGCTTTGACTCTCTTAATATACACGGTTATGGGGTGCTGTGCCACAATAGTGGACACTTCACGAGGTGGTCAGCTTGGACATGCCGATGAACAAGAGGAATGCCAACATGATCACCACGTCCCATGCTTTAGTACGAATGAAATACGGCACACTGATTAGATCAGCCACAAAATGAATGATCACACCAAGTAATACATTAACATGCAAGACAATAAAATAGGCAGTGATGACACCAACACTACCTAATACTCTTGCTTTACTATCTAGTTTCATTAGTCTATCTCTGCTATGTTAATGTTGTTTCTTTTGATAACTGCATCACGTAGGCATTTGTTTACCCATGTAATAGCTGAACCACATTTATCACAACGTAGTATACCAAAGTGAGACATTCTCTTCTTTCCTGTATCCCAACGTTTGTAATGATATTCTAGGAAGAACTTATCATGATCACAACATTGACACTTACGATAAGGGAGGAATACAGGATGATATTTGTACAGGGGATCTTCAGGCAAGATAAACGTATCAGAACTTTCAGAGATACGACCAGACCATGCATCTGCGTTCCTGTTTACCTCATCCTGTGTTAGGTGTTTGTTTAAATGATGATTGTTCACGTTCTTCTCTCATTGCAATTGCTTACGAATGTTTTCCAGATCAAATAGAGCAATATCTATCTGTGCTGCGAGTATACCTACAGCATATGGATATGAAGGGGCAGGAGAGTCATCTATGGCGTCCAGGAATGGCGTTCCATCTGCGTCTACAGGGCAATCCATCCTAGTTGCTGCGTTGGCACGTCCTAGCGCCTCCTGGAGGGACTTGATTGTACGCTCTAGGTTCTGATCGATCGTCATTAGATCCCAAGTGGATGGTGACATGCCCTATAATACAGCCTAGTAGTCTGCTAGCAAGTCATCGGGTACAGTTTCGATACTGTCCCATAGCACCTGCTCTGATGCTTCACGTAAGATAGACTCGCGAATCGCTGGATCATCAGTCCAGTCGCCTTCATAGTTGTACTGTTCCATGTTGTCAAGAATCACGTCGGTTTCCATTGATAAGGTGAATTTTGTGAAAGTTTTGTTTGTATACTACGAGACAGACTGATCTAGGAATGTCATCAGGTACAACTTTGATGCATATGGTGCATTGTTGATCTTCATAATTAAATGTCACAACACCATAGTATCCATCATACTCTACTTCTGTTCCTACTGGATACATAGTTGTCTCTCGTGCATGGTTGATCCTGGATCGTGAGGAAATCTGTATCAGGATAGAGTGTGTGAGCAATATACATTGCTAACTCTCTATTTGGTGCGATGAGGTGAGTTTCAACAGTATACACACCATTAGGTGGTTCTGATTGATCATCTTGCCACTCTTGTTCTAGTTCAAGTCTCCACACATGACCACTGTCTAAATGTGAATCAAAGTCATGAATAACATCAGCAGTCATAGAATCTATCATGCATGTCGGACATTTGTTGTTTGAGTTGTTCGATGTAAGCAGCTTGATCGTTGATCGTGTCTGCGTGATCTTTGATGAGTGATTTCATCTCATCTACCATGGATTGTTCGATATCAGTCATGGATGAATACTTGTGAATTATTCATTGATATGTATACTACAGAAGAAACTCTTCAATGTAATAATCCACTGTCACTTCATAATATGCTGCACGAGATTCTAATGCCATGGCAAATACATCAGGTTCATCAATAGCAGCATTCTGCGACGATGAGTTTAACATCGGCGTAGTTTTGGTATCCGTTGTATTTGACGAAATCGCAGACAGTTTGTGCAGTTTGTCGAGAAACGATGTGTCGTTGAAGAAATTTTCCACTGTTAGATTGAATGGTGAGTTCGTACTTTTGCATGATCAGTTGTTGTCGTCAGTGTTTGCTTCGTGCTCGTCAATCAACTGATTAATGTCTTCATCAGTGAGCGACAGAATGGATGGCATGTCATCATCAACGTCTAAACGATCGAAGATCTCGCCTTCCATGTCGTTGATTTCATCCCACATGGTGTGCTCCTGTGTTGTGTACTTGCATATTGTAGAGTGTAGAGAGCGCACAGCAACGAGTGGTGTGCAGCTTTGACTAGTGTCACAATAGGTCTAGATCTTTTCCAGGTCTTCCTGTAGAAAGGTAGTTATCAATTTTGGTTGCAAATTTGGAGACACTACCATACTTTGTCGTGACAATACTCTCTTGTCCGCGTGTCATATACTGTAGTGCGCTCCAGATGATGTTTAGTTCTTCTTTAGTCAGTGTTACTTGAAGGGACATTGCCATGTTGCGTAGTCTTCGTCCGATATTCTACCACATTTATACAGTGTGTCAAGGAAGAAAAGCCAGTATAATTTCTTTGCTTCCATATCTCCGCGCAAGTCTTTATGCCAGATCTTCATCATGCGCCGACAGATCCACACTGCCTCACGCTTCGTCAGGGTCTTTTGGGTCATTGAATGTGCCATATACTGATATGAAATTGAGAAATGAATTGATGCTGCGTTCTGTACATAATGATCGCTTCGCTTCTAACCAATACTCATATTCATCCTGTAAATCTGGTCCCAGTTCAATATTTATTCTTCTACGATTGGTCCCCATCTTCCATTATCTCCTAGTTCGCGGTTTTCAAGTTTGTCCATGATACTATCCATTTGTTTCATTGAGTCGATCTTACTGATCATCTCTGCAATAGAACCACAAATGAAAGGTTTCTCTTGTCTTGCAGCAAATGCTAATGCATTACGTAGGTTAGACTCTGCTTCATCTAGTGAATCATTGACTGATTTTGATAGTGCCATTAGTAAATTTCTCCTTTGATAATACCTTCACGGTTCTTTAATTTCCATACGATGTAGTCCATGGTAGGGACACACTGGGGATTCCATCCAGCAAAAGTTGAATGTTCTCCACTTGGTATCTGCCAACAGGGTGACTCATCGTTTTCAAGATCTAGTGACTCACGATATGCTTCGTCACCGAGTAGAACAACTGCCCTTTCTGCTTGATTCAAACTAGTGAAGCAAGCAAATGCATTCTTTTTAATAACATCAGGGACATGGTGTTTCATTTAGTTTTCTTTCTTGATTGTAAATGATCCATCTTTGTTATCTATCCATACCAGTGTATCACCTTCATGCCAATCTAATTGATTCATCAGCTCATCAGGAAATGTGATAACACCCTCATCATCAACAGGAATAGTGTAATTCATTAAATCCAGTCAGGTTTGCGATTTGGTAGTCGTAAGTAGTTGCTAGATACCCATGGTTTAGAAGCAATATACATTTTATATGCTGTCAGTGTATCTATACTATCATCAAACTTGTACTCTTCAGGCATTGCACGAACAAATGGAGTATGATTATCCCATTTAACATAAGGAATGATCTCATCAGCAACAAGTAGAGTCTTGAAACAAGTATGGCATTTACCATATCGATTGAAATACTCTTCACACAATGCTATACCATGAGCAAGCAACCATCTAGAGTTCTCTACAGTCTCATTCGCCCATTTAGTACAAGGATGATTACGGAATGCACCTTTATCAGTAGCATATGGATTACCATCTGCTTTAGGTATTGTTCCATAACTATGTCCCCACTTGTCAGAGCACACAATAGATAGCATCTGACATGTTTCTAATGGCATCTTGACAATATGCTTGTCAGGTAGACACTCTGCTCATTCAGTCGGATGCTGACTCGTTACGAAAATATTCATCAGGTAGGTACGCACTCCTATTAATAGCAAGATTAAAGCTGAATGTCAACCTCATCTTATTACGATTCTCCTTACCCACCTTTACAGCATGTTTCAGATGTGGTGGGAACAACAATATATGTCCATCATGAATGTATGATGTCCAGAGTTCTTCGTAATAATCACAGATCTTACTATCACTATGCTTGAACAGTTGTTGTGTACGCATGGAAAGATCTGTTTTCTGGAATGTCAACTGTCCTTCACAACAATTGTTTGCAAAGTATATGCCAGACCAGTATGGGTTTAGGTTATCAGGTGACAAATGATCGTGTGGTTCTTGACCATTCTCTTCATAGTATGCATTATACCAGAAACCGTTGTATCGTATGTCAACTGGCATATTATAGCAAGCAAGGACTTTCTGGCAATGCTCTAACACATCTCTCTTAACATTCTCCGCAGTCTCATGATCAACATACGGATCATCCTCCTTAATATCAGGGAATGATGTATTGAGAGGAGTAAACCATACATCTGGCTTTCTAACTACCTTGTCAAATGACTTCCATTCATATGATTCATGCTTTGGAAATTTAGTAACTATCAATGGCGTTGCAAAGATAGGTATAGTAGCAATTTCTACTGTCTCACCACTTATTTCATTACTAAATTGTTCCATCATAACTTGACGCCCTGGGTACTATTGACAACTCTAGTGTATAGATGTAGTGTACCCTCCTGTTCACATTTAAGATGCCAGCGTGTCATAACAGTGACACCATCTTTAGTAGCACCAGTCATCATCTGACGACCTTGCTTTGTCATTGTAGAATACAGTCCATACCTAGTTTCCCAGACATAGAAGCATTCATCGATGAGTTCTGCACCTTCAGGTACAATAACTTCAGTCACTTGCTCGCCATTGGTACTGTCCATTGTGGACTCCATAATTACTTTTTCTTGATTGTTGGTGGTCCTCAACTAATTCTAGAATATGTTGAGATATTTGTGATGCTGCATCATCGTCCCAGTCACTATCATCTAGTGTCCTACCCATGTTAAACACTTCGTGCAATTTGATATTAATGGAGTCGATCAACATGTCATGTTTAGTCATGGCAATAAATGTAAACTTAAGTATATAGATTAGAATTCACGATTCCTTCTATCATCTAGGTAAGAAATAATATCAGCTCGCCACTCCATTAATTCATTGTAGCACTCTTGATTGTGAGCACATGACCGAAGTCTATTGTCAGGCTTCAATACACTCTCGTAAAACAAACCGAATGCATCGCGTCGTCTTTGTTGCTTAAGTTCTTCTTCAGTCATCGAATACCTTACACATAGGTGAACCAGGGTGATCATCACAGAACTTATCTAACACCTTATCTTGGTGACGATTCTCTGGATTAGCAATCTTACCTTCTGTATTAGGATCCCACTCATCAGGGGAATGTTCTTCATTACAGTGTAGATCTACCTTGTACTCATTCCACTTATCATTAGCATCATAGAGTGGATCGGATGGATCTTTCTGGCGTGGTTGTGACATTAGTCTTGCTCCTGTTTGAATAGTTTACGACACTTTTTAACTTCTTTGAGTTCATCCTTAATCATCTGATAAGCATCTTCAGGTGATAGTTTCTTTGCCATTTCCATAGCAGTGATGATCTCAACTCTAGTTCCGAAATGTTTAAGTGCCTCCTCAAAACAATTTAGTTCTTCGTACATAGTAACTCTTTCTCTGCTTTTGCTTCTGCTTGCTTGCGCTTGCGAGATTCTTCAACTACACTGTAGTCAACACTATCAGGGTAGACACGATTCAGAGCATCACAGATGCCCTTGAGAGAGTCCTCACGCTTCTTTGACTGTAGACCCTTCGCACGTAGTTCCTGACGTGTTGGAATGTCACCGTGAGGTGCTTGAGCACGAAAGAAAGGAGCGAGGCAGGCAGCGTCATGAATATTGAGCGCAGAACGGTCAGGCAATGAACCTTGCATTATGTAGGGGGTGGTCAACCCATGAATCATACAGCATCAGCCCCTGCTTGTCAAGGGATCAGGGTCTCGATCTCCTTAAACTCATTGTGTGTTGTCCTAAACAATAGAATATCTACCAATTCATTGTTCTCAAACACAAACTCAAAGTCAACTCTAAAGTTCTGCAATCCTTTCCTAAAACCATTGTCAAATACTACTTGACGAGTGTCAGGAAATACACTATTGATATACTTTCCATGTTCTTCTGTCAAGAAATCACCCTTTGCAGATGATAATCCATATAGATGTTCTCTTGAAATCTGTTCATCTCTCAACTCAATCTTCTCACGATTTCGTTCAGCAGTCATAACACTTCTGGTCTCTTTAACACTAGACTTTCTTTCTCTCCAGAATGCTGTATGATATTGACAGTTTAATCTAAATGATTCTCTACCATTAGCATGGAAGATCATCTCACCGTCTAGGTATAAAGGATTTCTTTTACAATGTGCGGCAAGTCTAGACATTACTTCATTATCAGTAATGTTATAATCTAGACCCTGACCTTGTTTCACCTTCACTGCAATAGGAGTACCAGAGATATCATACAAATAACCACAAAATGTAGCGCCTTTATCACAACTTGGACGTGCGTCTGGATTAATGTGGTGTGTACGAATAGATTCTGTAACCTTATTGTATACCTCCCTCAAATGTGAAGTATTTGTCTCATCAATTAGATGTTGTAAATTGCGCTGTTGATATAATGCATTGTAAGATAAATCTATACCACTCTCATAAGACAAGTGCTCATTACTATTATGATTAACACAAAACGTCTTGTACTCGTTTTTAATAGTAGGAGCGACCTCGCTAATTAAATAATCAAATACAAAGATCTCATTCATGTTATTACGAGCATCATCTGCTATTGCAGGTTGATACTTCACATCTTTCAATGATGTGTATAACCATGGCATCATCGAACTTGTGTATAGATGCTCTTGCCTCAATACACTGTATACTTCTTTTACTGTGTAAGTGTCGGAGAAGATCATTCGTTTGATGCGATAAGTTGTCCTAGATCATTATACAATGCATAAAACACATACATCTCTGGATTAGCAACAGATGCTTGACTATCAGGGAAGTTGTCATCAAAGTAATCAAGTACACCCTGATCTAGTCTCTCAAGTTCTACAACCACATACTCTGACTGTTTCATGTCAGCAATAAGATCTGACTCTAGCATTTTTGAGTATCGAGCAATAGATGTATTGATAGCATCAACATTGGTGCTATTGTTCCATCCAGTTACTCTAATGAACGCTAGTGGCACTCCAGCTGTCATTGCATAACGTCCAAGAATCTCTTGTAGATTGAAGATCTGATAGTTTTGGTTAATCATCGATAAACAGTTTCCAGGCGACAGTGACTCTTAATCCTTTGAAGTTTCTAGTACACGGTGCAGCACAGTGTGGTATTTTACCAGGAAACAATACTGCTTTGTTTGCTTTTGGGAATACACCATGCACTTCACCGTTGTTGATGTAGAAATTAGTTTGCCCACCTAGCATTGTATGCCATCTAGGGTTTACATATAACAATAGTGTTCTTCCGTTGTCGGTCTGTGCATCAACGTGAACTGATCCATCTTGACCGAAAGTATGCCCATTAGCATACGTATGTTGTAGTTTAAATCGTGTGTTTAGTTTCTTCTGTATCTTATTTAGAAGATGATCGTAGAAGAATGGATCTTCAGCAAAGTCTATCTTCCAGAATGGTGTGCAACTATGATACTCTGGATGCTCTTTACCTAGCGAGGTGTGACCAAAGGTCCATCGCGATCCGTGTCCTGTCTTATTCTGAATCTCTTGAAAATCTTCTTCATCGAAGAAATCAAAATATTGTACAACATCATCAGTAGTATATGTCATGGTCTATCTACAAATTCCCTAATCATATTCATCCTTGCGGATTCAAGTTTCTCTAGTTGTTCGTGACTAACGTCATCAGCAACATCATTGATTGCATGTTTAAGATCAATAATATTCTGTCTCATGGCAGATTCTTTAATGTAACTCTCTGCCCACCCAATAGCAACCTTTCTATTACCTGCAGTGACTTCATTTACTTTATGCCATAGACCAGTATTATATAAAATTACTGATCCTTTTGGTGGTTTGAATTCATGTTCAGTATTGCCAACACGAATGACTAACTCTCCACCCTCATATTCATCAGGGTCATTGAGAGCTACAGTGAAACTAAAGTGTGGTGCAATACCAGCGATAGGGAATGCATCTAAATGCCATTTATAAAATCCACCAGTCTTATACCAGACAAAGTATGGTTGTCCAGATCTCCTGATTAGAAAATCAGATAATCCTTTTTGTAGAGGAGTATACAGAGTTTGCATACATCTCTTGTAGTCTGGGTCATCGTAATTAAGTACAGAACTTTTCTTTACACCTTCTCTGGGATTACTATCACTCCCACAGTGAAATCTATGCTCTGTGTATACAGAAAGTATATTGCCTGACTCTGCAGGAGTCAGAACATCATTCAGCAGCCATATCATTTAAATCTTCCTCATCATAAAATGTTGAATAATCGATACCGTGTTCAACGAAGTCTTCGACTCGCATCAACTTCATTAAATCTTGAACTCCTTGTGCTACCACTCTCTTGGCGTTAGTAGATCTATCTCTCCATTCAATGACAGTTGTTAGTCTATCATTGACATAATCTTTAGATGCATCAACGTCTCTTTCAGTCCACAACCTCGCATCATCTATATCAAGATTATATTCAATTGCGTTACCAGCAGGATCTACGTTATCAGGATATGCAATTCTATAAATTGATGGGTCAATAGGCCATTTAATAGCCTTGATTGCCTTGAAGAGATCCAGAGGATCATCATACTTTTTATTGAATGCATCCATGCTACGGAGTGCCTTTCTCCACTTCTTCCACATCTCTTTCTCACCTTCGTAAGAATCTTCGATATCAGGTAGGACACGCCAGTCAGAACCTTTGAGCATTGCTGTTCTTTCAACTAGCCTCTTATTCATAGTGGCATCATAAAACATCTGCTCTTCAGAAATTTTAGTAATCTTATCTCTGATCTGTCTTTCTCTCACAACATGAGAGGCAGCAGTAAGATCTACTACTCTTTGACGCAACTCTTTAATTTGATCTGTAGTAGCACCATTGAAAATATATTGAATAGAGGTTGACTGATCAGTCGCAAAATCATATTTGTATTTTCTACGTTGGATGAGTGCAGTATCATCACTATAGAAAAGAACGTGCTCTAGTTCATCAACTGTATCTGTATGGAATATATCACCAACAACCTCGTTCTTAAATCTTTCCATGATATCAGGAAGGATTTTAATTGGTTGATTGATTTTATTACCATTAGGCAAGTCCAAAATATGAGTAGAATCGATAACGAGACTGTTCAGTAAATCAATCTCCATTATCACCTTGTTAATATTATCTACCAATTCGATGCTATCAGCCATGAGTTTTGATATACCAACCTGTTACTATATATTTATCCTTATCACCTAAAAGGAAACCTCCCCTATGAACATGTGTTAGACCAGCAGGGAAAATAACTACTGTGCCGACTGTAGGTTTAATCCTACGTTTCTGATACATGAACTCGGTTTCACCACC